GGGATGAATTATTAAAATATGTAGATGTGATTAAAATGCATGGAAGAGAATCAATAGAAAGACTTAATGAAACCATGCATATTATACAAAATTATGCTGAAGGTAAGGAAATATTATTTGATACATTTAATGAATATTTAGAAGACACTAATTTAAAAGATAAGCCTATTAATGTTTGGCGTGAAAAAATAAAGACTTGTAAATTTGAATGTTGGGATTGTGGTTATTGTGATAAAGTTTATGAATCAAAATCGGGCGAATTGGTTCATTCTAAAGTGAGATTAGTTACAAGAGAATTGGTAGATTCTGTAAACAAAAATATCAATATTAATGTATCGGGATTAACTGCCCAACGTGTTTTAAATTTTATAAATGCATTAGCAAAAGAATCAAATCATTATTTAGAAATAGGATCATTTCATGGTGCTACTGCATGTTCTGCTTTATTGAATAATAACATAACAGTAAGTTGTGTAGATAATTGGCAAATTCAACAACAACCACAAAGAGAGGATTTAGAATTACCAAGCAATTCAAAAGAAGAATTTATTAAAAATATTAAGGCTGTTAAAGAAAATAATGATGTCATGGTTTTTGATTGTGATTTATTTGATGTTAATACGGATAGTATTAAAGATGTAGATTTATTTTTCTATGATGGGCCTCATGATTTACAGACAACAAGAGATGCGTTAATATATTATAGTGAAACTTTTGCGGATACTTGTATTTGTATATTTGATGATGCTAATTGGGAGGGTGTAGTACAGGGTGCGAATGAAGGAATAAAATCTCTTTCTAATTGGCGATTTCCTCCTTCTGATGAGAAACTTCAAAAAGCAGGATTGAAAGTATTATATGATAAAAAAATGTTAAATGATATAGAAGATACCCAAAATTGGTGGAACGGATTATACATTGTAGTTGTTGAAAAATGAAAGGAATATTATGGAATGGACTACAGTTTTAAATTTATTAATTAAAAATCAATGGTATTTGTTTTATCTCGCAGGTATAATGGTAGTAGCTGGTTATGCAAAACATTATAATTGGTTTTTCCCAATATATCAGTTTGTTGTGAATCGTGTACAATCTAAAAGAGCAGTAGTTGCTATGATTAGTGCATTAACTGGTATACTTCCAATTCCAGGAAGAGTATCGGTTTCAGCTGGGGTTTTAGATACAATTTCTTCTGATGATCCTAAAAGTAGACAAAAATTAGGAATGATAGATTATCTTTCAACTCATCATTATTATTTGTGGAGTCCGTTAGAAAAAACCATCATATTACCGATGGCTGCATTTGGATTAACTTATTGGGCTATGCTATCTTATATGTGGCCGTTGTTAGTAGGATGTTTAGGTGTTGTATTATTTTATTTGTTTGTAATATTAAAAGAAGAAGATGTTAATATAAAACCTGCAGATTTAAAACCCGATAGAAGAGATGGTGTTCCAGACCCCACAACATTAGTTGATTGGCAATTAATGGGACTTCTTGCATTGATTATAGTTTTTGGTAATTTTGCTAGAGAATATACTTCTGAGATTAAACAATTTACAGATGATTCTGGATTGACAATTATTCAAATGTCTGTTATAAGTTTTATTGGAAGTTTCTTTCTAGGAAGTTCTAGTAGATTTGCTGCTCTTACCGTTGTTGCTACTACTATATTTGGAATAGAATATTTGGCTTGGTTTTTTGCATTAGATTATGCGGGTTATATTTTAAGTCCTGTACATAAATGTGTGTTTATAGGATGGGGTTATTTTAAAACTCCTATTATAACATATTATAAAGCATTGGTATTTATGTGTATAGTTGTAATCCTTTTTTCCTTGATTACATTAATATAAGTCTCATTTTATTATAAATAGTCATGATATAGTAATATAGAAAGGGGAAATGTGGCTGAATATAAAAACGATGAACCCTGTGATTATATCTATGATGTAGTCGCAGTACCAAAAGTTGTAGATGGCGATACGATAGATTGTGTCTTTGATTTAGGATTTGATGTAATGTTTATGAGTCGTGTTAGATTGTTAGGCATTGATACACCAGAATCGAGAACAAGAAATCTTAATGAAAAAGTATACGGACTATTATCAAAGAAACATCTCAAGGAGTGGGTGCATTGGGCAATCATGTCCGATAGAGATGATATACAAATTCAAATTCGATGCCCTGAGAAAGATAGTCGAGGAAAGTTCGGCAGAATTCTTGGTGAAGTATGGATAAACTGTACTGAAGATGGTGATGAATTCAATGGATGGACAAACGTAAATAAATGGATGTGTGAAAATGGTTATGCTGTGGGCTACTGGGGCCAGAATAAAGCAGATGTCGCTGATGAACACGTAAAGAATAGAAAGATGCTTGCTGAATCTGGGGAACAAGAATTATTAGAAGTTTAAGAAAGGTAAAATGGCGAAGCCACACGAAAGCATGATTCAGGTCGCCGAGCATCAATTTTTTAAGGCAGGATTACCTCTAGTAACAGCTGCATTGATAGGTAGTGTAACTTATCTATTTTCAACTGTTCTCGATTTAGAAAAAGAGGTATTTCTTATGAAGGAAGGAAAAATTCCAGCTATTGAAACAAAGGTAGACGGAATTGTAAAAGACCTTGAAAAATTAGAAGATCGATTTAATAGCGTTCATCGCAGTAGAAGTTGGGGCACATCTTCGGATGTTCCACCGGAAAATTATTATAACGAGGGAAATCCTAGAAATATACTTAAAGGAAATCATAATAGATAGGAGTGAAAAATTTTAAATTTTAACAATAAGGAGAAATAAATGGAGACAATGTTAGCAATTTTCGGAGCCAAATGGTGTTGCGTTTTCGCATCTACACTTGGAGGATTGACTAATGGATTAGTTCACAAATGGATGGGAATTTGGTGGGAAATAAAAAACCTCCTTATTGCAGCCATAGTAGGTTGGATAGCCGCAGAATTCTTTATACCAGCATTAATGGAATCATTTGAGTTCGGTCCCATGACAGCACTAGCAATCGCATTCTTTATAGGATATACCGGTATAAGATTATTACCTTTTCTAGAAAGAAAATTCTTTAGCAAATTGGATAAAGCAATTGATTCTGTCGGCGGAGATGATAAAAAATAATTAACTGAATTGAAGGGATATAAATTATGGCAAAAGAAAAAGTAAAACCTTATGATGACCCAAATGTACATGAGGATGAAATAGAACCAGTTTTGGCGGTTAAACAAACAAGAGTAATATGGATATTAGTCTTTGCAATTCTTTTATTAAGTTGGCAAATAAGCACTTTAGCGGATCATGTTGATTTAGTAATACAAAAAAGATTGTCGGAGGCTGCTACGCAAATACAGCACTTAGCAGATATTGTTGATCATGAATTAGATGATACTAACGACAATTATGAGGCTTCACTTGGACTATTGATGAAGGGTCAATGTGGTGAGGCAACTAGAAATGCATATAAAACTAAGTGTGCAGCGAAAACTGGAATAAATGACCAGTTTGATGCTCTGATGAAACAAATAGAAGCTCAAACTTCAACGGGTAATTAGGAGAGATAAATGTTACAGTATTTTATAGAAAATTTGAATCTGTGCCTAATGCTTGTTTTTATTTTGTTTTATTCATTGTTAGTATTACTTAATAATAATAAAAGTGTATGGGCAGATTTTTTCAGAAACCTAGTCTACATGGGCTCTGGTATGTTATTTGTATTTTACATATTTCAAATATCATATCTAGCAGATTACAAGGAGTTTGAATACCTTGCAATATTTCTAATTGCATTGAGTTTTCGAGACTTGTTACCCATTATAGTAACTACAGTAGTTGATGTAGTTTCTACTAAATTAAAGAAATTAGATAAAAAAGCAAAAAGTGGCTAATGTAAAATCCATATATTTGGTATTATTTACATTATTAGTGTTTGGTGGATGTGCAATTACGAATTGGTTTTTATGGAAAGATGGAGAAAGTGGAGATAGGGATACATTACCAGTAACATTAGATTCTCTTATTGAAATGGGTGAATATTCTAAACTCATTTATACAGATAAGGGAATATTTGCTGATGGTACAATATCACCCGAAGAGCCAGAATTTTATGGTTTAAATAGGATGATTTCGGATCAATATCGTGTTAAACAAGATCAGTTTTCTTATTATGTAATACAAAAAAATGGAATCACTATTCTCATTTTCAGAGGAACAGCAAATTGGAAAAATATATTATCTGATCTTGATGCAAGACCATTTATTGATAACAAGTTAGATACAAAACTTCATAGAGGGTTTAGGGATGCAGCAGAAATCATCTATAGAGATATTAAAAAAAATTATGATTTAGATCATACAGTATATTTGACAGGACATTCATTAGGCGGTGCAATTGCACAAATCATAGGAATGTGGTTACATTCAACTGAAAGGCACAATGTTCAAATTTTCACTTTCGGAAGTCCAAAAGTCAGTACTACATTTATTTTTAACGAACCCAATCATTGGCGGGTGGTTGATAGGAGCGATCCTGTGCCTTTTCTGCCTCCTTTTCCTTATGTTCATTCAGGGGTGGTAATTGATATTGATACATTATCATGGAGCGAAACTCATGAAGAAGGGGATATTTTACAAACAGATGGTCTAGATCATTCTATTAAAGACTATTTGGATGTATTATATAATCATTCAGAATGTGATGCAGAATGTAGAGGATCACAAGAAATAAGAGAACCAACAGACTGATGAGATATGTTTTAATTTTTTGTTTATTACTTGTTATTGGATGTGGAAGATTTGGTATGATGGAAGGTATCGAACAACATCCCGAAGGAGCATGGGGGTATTTCTTTGGAAATTCAGATCCAGATTGGGATTTTTGGGATGATCCTCTCAGGCAAAGACAGCAATGTAAAAATCTCAAAGAAGGTGAACATTGTATGGACTTGACAAAAAGAATGGGTGGAATGGAAGGAACGATTTTTAAGGAGTTGAAGCCCATAAAGGGGTGGAGACAAACAGGGTGTATTCATTCCAAACAATTAGATCCTTCAACAGTAATTGAACAAATGTACTGTGAGTATTGTAATAAAGAAGATCATCAAATGTGGATGATATATGATTATGGTAATGAAACATGGACTATGAGTGATCAAGAGTGGCTTAACATATGTGGAACTCCACATCCAACATTTAACAAAGAAATTAGCAGATAAGGAGAATTTAAATTATGGCAAGTGAAGTTAAAATTTTAAAATTAATTACTGGTGAAGAAGTGATGGCGAGAGTAACAGAACATAATAATTTGCTTGAACTGGATAACCCGATGACACTTCAAGCAATTCCAACCAATCAACAAGGACAAATGGGGTTTGCATTAGTGCCTTGGATGATGTCAGGAAAGAGTGCCAAAATATCAATTTCAATAGATCATGTTATTGCACAAGATGATCCCAAAGATCAAGCAGAAAAAAATTATCTTGCAAACGTAACAGGATTGACACTATAATGTACAAGCCCTTCCCGATTCAATAACGATTAAAAAATCTCCAATTGAAGGGTTAGGATTATTTGCGACTGAAAATATTCCTGCAAACATAATAATAGGGAAAATTCATGTTCCAAATGAAAAAGAAGAAAATGGTTATCTTAGAACTCCTCTTGGTGGTTTTGGTAATCATTCTGATGATCCTAATTGTACAAAACTTCTAATGGAAGATGGTTCATGGTGGATTACTACGAACCAAGAGATAAAGGCCGGGGATGAGATCACTTGGGCATACTCACTATATACTATAGACACTTAAAAAAGAAAGGGGGTAAAAAACACTTGACATTTACAACATAATAAGTTATAATCATAATATAAACTGAAAAGATATTGAAAATGTGAGGGAAACTCATGTAGATATATCTTGGTCAAATAATTCCCAACGAAAAGAAAGGACACTATGACCATTGTACAAAGTAATCGTCTTTCGGCGAAAAAATATCATGTTCCTGC